AGAGTTATAGAACTTACAGGTGCTCTTTCAGGATCAAGAATTTTAACATTTCCTCTTCTTACAGAAACTTTTTACATTATTAAAAACGGAACATCTGGTGCAGAAACATTACAATTAAAAGCTGTATCGGGTTCAGGTGCAACAGTTACTTTTGCAACAGATGATAAAGGATATAAACTTATTTATCTTGATGGTGTTGCAACAAACACTGGAGTTTTTGAAGCGGCTTTAGGTGAAGATAATGAAGTAACACTTACTGGAACAGAAACTTTAACAAACAAAACTTTAACAGCACCTAAAATTGGAACTTCTATTTTAGACACAAATGGTAATGAATTATTATTATTAACAGCTACAGGTTCAGCAGTTAATGAACTTACATTAGCTAACGCTGCTTCAGGTAATGCACCTAGTATTACGGCTTCTGGAGAAACTAACGTAAGCATTAACCTTATTCCTAAGGGAACAGGTGAAATCCAATCAAATGGATCAGGTTTAGCAACAACAGGAAAAGCTATTGCAATGGCAATCGTTTTCGGATAAGAATAACAAATAGGAATAAAAAATTATGGCAAATCCAAATATAGTATCAGTAGCAACAATTTTAGGCGGTAACCTAGGTTGGAATTTATCAGCTACATTAACATCAACGTTAATGGAAGTTGCTGCAAATAAAATTGTAAAAATAAACAGAATTACAGTAGCCAATGTAGATGGATCAAATGCAGCTAATCTTTCTTTATTTGTAGACGGCCTAACAACTGCAGGTGCAGATGGAATTTCACCGACAGGAGCTAGTGCAACAGTATATTTAGCAAACACAGTTGCAGTCCCTGCTGACGCAACGTTAGTAGTATCAGACACACCAATATATTTAATGGAAGGTGACTTCCTTAAAGGTGGAGCAAGTGCGGCGGGTGATCTTGATTTATTTATATCATACGAAGTATTAGACGACGCTTAATATTTACAATACTTCAAATTTGTTGTAAGAGTACGTATTATGGAAGTTTTATATTTTGCAGAACTAGATTCAAATAACAATGTAATTAGAGTAATTACTGCTCCCAATGATATTGTGTCTTCACCAAATGATTCGGCAGGTGAAACATGGTGTTCAAATAATATTTCTAACGATCCAGATATTTTATTAGTTGATGGAGTTTATCCGGGAGTAGCTTGGAAACAAACTTACACAACTGCCTTTGATGCAGCCACTAGATGGAACTATGCATGTGTAGGGGGTACGTATGACCCAGTAAACGATGTTTTTATAAACGGTCAGTTATATGCATCTTATACTTTAAATGAACAATTTAAATGGCAGTGTCCTGTGGCTTGGCCAACTGTAGATGATCTAGGAAACACTTTACCTAGAGACGCTTTTTACCCAGAAAATTTACTTATCACTTGGATCGAAAATTCTCTAAGTTACGTTGGACAAAGAAATGTAGATGGTGTACAAATAACTAAAACATGGAACCCAGACACTTTCACCTGGAGTATTAAGGAATAATTATGACAGCAGGATTTATCACACCAGGATTTCAATTAGTAGGACAAGAAAATTTAAACAATGATGGGGGAGTTATTGGGCCAGATAATTCACCTATTGTAAACGACTTAGTAACATCTTTTGCATCTCCAGGAACTTATAGTGGAGCCAACCCTAATAACAGTGGTCAAACAGGAAGAGTAATTCTTGTTGGTGGTGGAGGTGGCGCGGGTCATCAAGCTGGATGCGGTGGAGCAGGCGGACTTGTTATTATTAATAGTGCCCCACTTGGATCAAGTTTTCCAGTAACTATCGGTGCCGGTGGCGGAGCAGCCGGACAAGGTGGAACTACAGGTAACGGATCCAATACTTCTGCACCTATTGGTGGAACAACATATACTGCACAAGGTGGGGGTAGATCAGGAAGAGGTTTACCAAACTATGTAAGTCCAACATCAACTTTTAATGGAGGACCTGGAGGAAGCGGAGGCGGAGGCGGAAGGGGAAATAATAACCCTGGTCAAAACTGCCCTGGAGGATCAGCCACTCAACCGGGTGCATCAAATCCTGGATCAAATATAAATCAAGGTAATGCAGGCGGAACAGGAAACTCACCTCAAACACAAGATAATAGAATTGGTGGAGGAGCTGGAGGAGCTGGACAAGCCGGTTCACAAACTTCAGGAGGCGCAGGGTTACAAGCTTTCCCAGCTAAATCTATACCTCAACAAGCTATTATTGCACCAGCAGGAACAGGTTTTCTTGCAGGCGGTGGAGGAAGTAATGCCGTTCTTGCAACTGGTGGCGGAACAAACAATTCTTATTTTACACCTCCAACGGGAGTAAATGGAACTGGTGGCGGAGGTGGGTCATGTTATAATGCAGCTAACCCAGGATCAGTTGGTGGAAGTGGTGGAGTTTATGTTATAGAAGCTGGTGTAGGACCATCAGTTACAAGTGGAATATGGTCAATGCAAGGTCAGCTGACTGCTGTTGAAGACGATAATTGGCCTGCATAAGAACAACTTAAAACGTTGCTAACATTATTGAAGAAAGAAAAATGATACACGAACATAGATTTTGGATTTTAGATAAAGTTATTCCAGAACATATTTGTGATGAAATAAAAAAATATGGCTTAAGCAATCAACTTGGAACCGCTTTAACTGCAAACAAAACTTTAGAACAACATAAAGAAGATGGTTTAGAAAAGTTAAAAAAATACAGAGACTCTAAAATAAATTGGTTAGATGAAAATTGGATCTATCAAGATATTCAAAGTGTGTTTGATCAAGCTAATAAAGATGCTGATTGGAACTACGATTGGGACAGAATGGAGCAAGCACAATTTACAAAATATCAAAAAGGACAATATTATCATTGGCATGTAGATTCAAAAGACAAACCTTTTGATGACCCAGAAGACAAGCTTACATATAAAAAAGTAAGAAAACTATCTATGTCCTTGTTGTTATCTCATCCAGATGAATACGAGGGAGGTGATTTTGAATTTGATTTTTCTAATGTTGAACAGGGTTCTATTAAACATAATTTAAAAGAACTAAGTGGTAAAGGATCAATGGTTGTTTTTCCTAGCCATACTTTCCATAGGGTCAAACCGGTAACAAAAGGAACAAGGTATTCATTAGTTATCTGGTGTGTTGGAGATCCTTTTAAGTGAAAAAAATTAATTTTATTTCTGGTTATTCTAGATCAGGTAATACTTTTTTATCTTCTATTTTAAATCAAAACAAAAATATAACAGTTAGTCCAAACAGCTGTGTTGTACAGATAATGTATGATTTATTTGAGATGCATAAATCTACTTGGATACAAAATTTACCGGAGGCAACAGGTTTAAATAACGTAACAAAAAAACTTTTTGATAACTACTACGAGCACATAGACTCAGAATTTATTTTTGAAAGAAGCGGTTGGGGAACTCCGTATAATTTAGATATGCTAGATAAAATAAACTATAAACCAAAGTTTCTTTTATTGGTAAGACCTTTAGTAGAGGTACTGGCTTCTTATGTTAAAGTTCAAAAACCAGAAGATGTAGAAAATTTAATATTTAATTTAATGCACCCAGACCATGGTAAAATATATTGGGATTGGCAATCTACTAGTAATATAATTAGAACTAATCAAAATTATTTGTTGATAAAATATGATGATTTGGTAAATAGTACAGAAGATAAAATGAAAGAAATTTATAGTTTTTTTAATATACCAGAATTTAAACATAGTTTTAAAAATATTCAACCGTTTACATACAATGGTGTTAAATATAATGATGCTCCACTTGAAGCAGAATTACATACAATTAGACCAACTATAAAAAAAGAATATTATAACGTGGAAAAATATTTATCAAAGGATATTATAAAAAGATATGAAGGATGGGATTGTTTTTAAAGACAGACACTATTGTGTTATAAGAAATACTTTGTCTAAAGAATTGTTAGGTTTTCTAACAGAGTATTTTTCTAACAAAGCAGAAATATACAAAACTAAGAGAAAGTATAATTTTGTAAATAGATATAATTTAAATGAAGGGACTCTAAACGATCCGCAAGCACCTGGATCATACTCTATATTTGGGGATATCGCGGGTGATATGCTTTTAGTAAAATTAAAATCTTTAGTAGAAGAAAAAACAAATTTAAAATTAATTGAACAATATTCTTACACCAGAGCATATAAAAAAGAAACTGTTTTAGAAAAACATACAGATAGAGATTCTTGTGAAATATCCGTAACTTTAAATATAGGTTGCGATAAAATTTGGCCAATTTATTTAGAAGTAGAAAAAAAACAAATAGAAATTAAACTAGGTGTTGGTGATTTATTAATTTATAAAGGATCAATACTTCCACATTGGAGAGAAAAATTTGAAGGTGAAACTTGTATACAAACATTTCTACACTACAATAATGTAAACACTACAGATGTAAAATTTGATCACAGGCCTCACCTAGGTTTACCACATTGGTTTAGGGGTAAGTAAATGAATGACTTTATTTTTGTAAAAAAGAATGCGTTAAGTAAAAAAAAATGTCAGAGTATTATTGACGTGTTAGATACAGCAGTGTTAAAACCCGGTAACTCAGAAGGAACTAAAAATTTTTATAGTGGCACGCATGCAGATGTTTACAAATCTGAGTGGTCGGAAGATCTTTTTAAATGTATGCTAGAATATAAAGACCAACATAAATTTTTAGATAACAAACATCTTTGTAGATGGAATATTATACCAAATTGTAATTATCAAAAATATAAACCCAGACAAAGTTATGCGGCGGAACATTGTGAACACGGGGGAAAAGAGTATGAATCTAGGAGAATGATCGTATGGTCTATATACTGTAATACAATTAAAGAGGGTGGTGAAACTTACTTTCCACAACAAGATGTAAACATACATCCAGAACAAGGAACAATTGCAATATGGCCAGCATCATGGACTCATAGTCATTATGGAAAACCTGCTTTAAAAGAATATAAATACATAGTCACTGGATGGGCAAATTATGAAAAGTTGTGAGATCTACGATAATTTTTTAGAACCAGATCTATTAGATTATTGCCATAAATATTTTAGAAACGATACACTTTTTAAATTTCAAAAGAGTGACAAAGTTGATAGTAATTTTTTTTTAATGGGTCTTCCACCACACGACTGTTTAATAGATTTTATTTTTTTTAAAATTAAAATAGTTTCACAAAGAAAACTAGAGTTACTTCGTTTTTATACAAACCTACAGTTTTCTAATATGAACACTGATATTCACACAGATGATGGTAAGGTAACTTGTTTGTTTATGATTGCAGGGCAAGGAGATTTTGAACTAGATAACGAAAGAATACCTTTTAAAGAAAACAGATTAATTTTATTTGACGCCGGAACGCCACATAAAGGACATCCTCCCGACACTGGATATCGAATAACCTTAGCATATAAAACAAATGAAATATCTAATTGAAGACGAAAATTTTTTAACAGATAAGGAGAAAGAATTTTTAAACAACGAGTTTGAAAAAATACCTTTTTTTTACACTAAAAGAATAGGTGTATACAGAAGAGATGCTCCTGTCATGGTGCATAATTTAGTTCGTAGATACGATGATCCAAAAGTAGACAATACAAAAGATAGAAATGTATCTCCTTATACAGATTTTTTTCTACAAATATTAATAAGATTTACTAAAAAATATAATGTACCTTTTAACAAAATATTAAGAAGCTCAATAAACCTAACTACAAAAGTTGCATGGGATAAAACAATAGTCCATGTAGACCATAACCCTGATTTACCCCATACTGTTTTTATGTTGTACATAGGTAAAGAAGTCCAGGGTAATTTAAATGTGTATGAAGAGGATAAAGAAACTATGATTAAAACAATTGTTCCTAAAAATTTTAAGATTGTTTGTTTTGGAGATAATGTACCACATCAGTTTGAATACCCTAAAAAGGGTTTAAGAAGAGCGGTAGTATTTACTTTTAATTAATGAAAAAATATACACTATATAAAAACTTTGTTAACGAAATAGAGATAGATAAACTATGCCATTGGATAGATGACAACAAAAAAGAATTTCAAGATGCTGGTATGGGAGGTAATAGAGTCACATCTAGATTTGTTAATACTATGCAGTATCCTCAAATAGCTTACACAATAAAAGATAGAATAGAAAAGAAGTTAAATATTAAAAATTTTAATTACATGGCAGCTAGTCTAGCCTATCCGGGAGATGATTGTTACCTGCACAAGGACCCGGTGCATAAAGACAATTGTGATGTACTGCATTGTAATTTATTTTTATCGACTGTGGAAGGAGGGGAAGCCTATATTCAAAGAACACCAACAGAACAAGATATTATAGAGTTTACAAAGGGAGACATGTTGTGTTATTATGTTTCTAAAGTTTATCATGGAAGTAAACCACTAATGAAAGGTGAAAGAAAAATGTGGGTATATAGTTTTTAATAAAACATGACTGAGATACATCCAATATTCCCTGTTCCTATTTATAAGACAAACATAAAAGATATTATATTAGAAAAAGATTTGGACTATATAACAAATAAACAACAAGTTTCATATAAGAACGAAGGTAATTTTACATCTAGGGATAACTATATTTTAAAAAATAAACAATTTAAAAACATTAATGGTTCTCTTATGTTTCATGTTAACAATTATTTTAAAGAAATTATATCTACTTCTGATATAGTAAAACCATACATAACACAGTCATGGTTAAACTTTACAACAGAAGACCAGTTTCATCACCATCATTCTCACACCAATTCCATTTTATCAGGAGTCCTATATATTAGTGCAGATAAAAAACATGATGCAATTAATTTTTATAAATCACATAAAGATCAAATTGAACTAAAACCTAGAAAATTTAATTTATATAATTCAGGGTCTTGGAAATTTACTGTAGAGACTGGAGATTTATTTTTATTTCCTTCTACACTACAACATTCCGTAAGAAAAAAACAAGGCAAGAATTTAAGAATCAGTCTTGCTTTTAATGTTTTTGTAAGAGGTTCGTTAGGTAGAGCAACAGATTTAAATGAATTACTTATATAATAATTTTTTAACACCTACGGAAGTAGATAAAATACATGGTATTATTTTTAACATAAATTTTCCTTGGTTTTATGCGCATGAAAATACTGTGTCTCAATTTGTTATTGATAGAGAGCAGAAAAATTTTACCAATCTTTTAGACTATTATCAGATGTGCCATGTTTTTTATAGTGACTACTCTAAGTACTCTTACATACCAAAAGAAATTATAGATAGAGTAAATTTACCAAATAAAATATTAAGAGCTAAGGTAAACCTTCAAAGTCAAAACATAAATGCTACAACAGAAACTTTCAACTGTCCTCATCAAGATATGGATGAACCACACTTAGCCGGCATATATTATGTTAATGATAGTAATGGCTTTACATTTTTATTTGATAATGATAACAATATTATAAATAAAATTATGCCAAAAAAAGGAAGCCTGTTAATTTTTGATGGTAGTTTAAAACATGCATCAGGGCATCCAACAAAGTGTTTAAAGAGATGTGTTATAAATTTTAATCTATCAAAATGATAACAGAATACTATACTAGAATATTAATTTTTGGTTTGTCGGGTTCAGGCAAAACAACTTTTGCTGAAAAATTATGGCAAGCTTTAAAAGAACAGGACATTAACTACGCTTATTTTAATGCAGATAAAATTAGAGATATGTTTAACGATTATAGTTTTTCATTAAACGGCAGAATGGATCAAGCAGATAGAATGTTTAAGCTTTGTGAAATGAACAGAAAAGGAGCAATTGTAGATTTTATATGTCCCTATGAAGTATTAAGAAAAAGATTTAATTATTTTATTTGGATGAATACTATAAAAGAAAGTGAACACAAAGATACAGATAAAATATTTCAATCTCCTAAAGATATAAAAGCAGACATTGAAATTAATAATTTTAACTACGATGATAAAATTAAAACTTTAGTTAAAGATATAAAAAATGGTGCACATAAGATAATTGACACAAAATTATAATGACTCACCAACACACAATTAAACAACAAATATCGAGAGACGCTTATATCAGTACGTTCTTTATAGATGACAGTGTTTTACTAGAAAAAATAAAGAATAAAATTATAGATAAAGCACATGACTCTAGCTTTGATTATAAAACAAATGTAAAAGCAAAATTTACAGGTTTTAAAAGTCTTGTTCAAGAGCCTGAAATACTAGAGTTTGCAAAAAAAATAGGACCTTATGTAGATAACATATACTCTAAAGTTTCAGAACTTAGAGATTGTTGGGGAAACATCTACACTAAAGATGATCACACACTACTACACCATCACCAAGACACAACGGCATTTTGTGGTATCCTGTACTTAACTGAAGGGGGTCCGGGAACATACTTTAAAGATTTTAATATAACTATAGAAGAGAAATATGGTAAGGTTGTTTTATTTCCAGGTATTTTACTACATGAAGTTAAGGCCTCTAATTTAAACAACACTAGAATTACAATGGCTTTTAATTGTTTTGAACAAAAACCTTGGGACCAACAATAATACTGGAAATTTTATAAATCTCAATATATAGTGGAATATTATGCTACAAAAATTAGGATTTTTACCAGGATTTAATAAACAAGTTACATCTACAGGAGCCGAGTCTCAATGGACTGGTGGTGAGAATGTACGTTTTAGATATGGTACACCTGAAAAAATAGGTGGTTGGAGTCAATTAGGTGATAGTAAATTAACTGGTGCAGCCAGAGGTTTACATCACATGGTTAATAAAGCAGGTATTAAATATGCTATTATTGGAACCAATAGAATTTTATATGCATACTCAGGAGATGTATACTACGACATTCACCCGTTAGTTAATCCAGCGGGCACAGCTGTTACAAACGCATTTAGCACAACTAATGGTCAACCAATTGTTACAATTACATTTGCCAACCCCGTTAATTTTCAAACAGGGGACATTATTTTATTTGGGGACGCAACAACTTTTACTGCAATTACAGGTTCAAATTTTGTTGCAGCAGATTTTGCTGATAAAAAATTTATGGTAACTAGTGCACCCAACACTACATCTATAACTATTACAATGCCTTCTAATGAAGGGGGAGCAGGTGCCACAACTTCAGGTGGGATTACTTTTTTTCAATACTTCCATGTAGGTCCGGCAGAACAAGTTGGAGTCTTTGGTTATGGAATATCTCAGTGGGGTGGAACCGTAGCTAACCCTCAAACAACTACATTGAATGGAGCTTTGTCCGGTAACGCAGCAGGGACCGGGGGTACTGGAACTAGTATTACTTTAGTTAGCTCAACCGGATTTCCAGCAACAGGGACTAATTTTATTTTAGTTGGCACAGAAGAAATTTCTTATACAGGAATAAACGGAAATATTTTAACAGGGATAACTAGAAACGTTAGAGGAACAACTAATGCTGCCCACAATAATGGAGTTACCGTTACAGACCACAGTAATTTTGCTGCTTGGGGTCAAGCAGCCGTAACCACGGATAAAGTTGCAGAACCCGGTCTATGGGCTTTAGATAATTTAGGTAGTACCTTGATTGCTTTAATTTTTAATGGTGAATGTTTTGAATGGGATTCTAATTTAACAAACGCAACAGCAACCAGAGCAAAAATTATATCAGGTGCACCAACAGCGTCACGTGATATGTTAGTATCAACTCCAGATAGACACTTAGTATTTTTTGGAACAGAAACTACGATTGGAGATAAAACTACACAAGACGATATGTTTATAAGATTTTCTTCTCAAGAAAATATTAATGACTACATACCTACAGCAATCAATAGTGCGGGTACACAAAGACTGGCCGCCGGATCACGGATCATCGGTGCTAAGCTTGGTAGAAATGCAATTTACGTTTGGAGTGATACATCTTTATTTACTATGAGATTTGTTGGAACTCCTTTTACATTTGCTTACGAACAAGTTGGAACTAACTGTGGATTAATTGGTAAGAATGCAGCAGTGGAAGTAGATGGTGCAGCTTACTGGATGTCTGACAATGGTTTCTTTAGATACACCGGTAAACTAGAATCAATGGATTGTTTAGTTGAAGATTTTGTTTACGATAATTTAAATACTACATCTAATCAATTTATTTATTGTGGTATTAATAACTTGTTTGGTGAGATTACTTGGTTTTAT